ATCTAGCGTCTGTTGCATTGTCAATCAACGAATAGTTGCCGGAGTTCCATGCGGAATACAACCTAACCTCTCCACCACCAACCGGAATCTGAACGTCCGGCTGTTGTGCAGTAGAAGAGGAAATGGGCGCACCGCCTGTCGTTTGGGTAGTACCGGATGGAAACACCCACAGCCTGCCATTGGGGTTGTTCCAAGAGAAGTTGAACTTTCCCGCGGACGATTTCAGGCGTATGAATTTCCTTCCGGTTACTCCTAATGGATTCGCTATATTGTTTTTAATGGAGAGCGGACTATACATCGCCTTAATTCCAGATGATGGCTTGGTATTTGTCGGTTGTGGAAAGACCGAAGATGGAAACAAGGGAAGTGGGATTCGCCGTGTTCTTGCTTACCATGAACGTGATGCTCTCTCCTGCCGGTATCTGCCATCCACTTGCCGTCGTTGCAACAGCACCGGTAGCGTCAACCATCAGATTGCCCAACAAGCATTCAATGGACAGGATATAGTTCGCACCATACCGCGTCGCCGTGAATGTCGTGGAGTCCGCCACGGTGGACGTATAGATGGTAGGGGGGATGATGGACTTCATCGTGTAGGGGATGATGGAGGAAAAGCCGATTCCCATTTATTCACCTCTCATTGGTAGGAGTAAGCGGGGGAGTTGTACTTCCTCCCCCGCCCCTCGGTCATTGTTACGCGCCAGACGAACCCACGATGCCCGGATTCGGAAGCGAAGCCGCGCCCCAGAAGAAGACGGCATCGGCAATCGTCGCCTTGGTGTCGGGGTCTTTGTGCGTCTCGATCATGGGCGATGCCATGTTGTCGAGGTGCTGACTCACAACGTGGTCAATCTTGGAGTCCCACAGGAACCAGTTGTCCGAATTGGCGGTGTAGTGCGAGTACACCGGACGCAGACGCGGAAGGGTGTTCTTGGTCTGAATCTGCGTTCCCGACGTGGAAGCTTGGAAGGGAATCAGAGCCGAACCGAACAGAGCCTCCGTATTGACCTGATTCATGGCGTGGGTTCCGAAGGTGTCCGCGATGGCAACGAACGGGTCGCCCTGCGCGTTCTTCTGGGAAGCCATGTACTGGAGGGCGGTCTTGATGCTCGCCGCACCCGCCGCCGCGTCGAGCGCACCCGTCGCAAGCGTCAGATAGGTCGCACCGGAGTCCGCGCAAGGCTTCACAGCCGAACACATCGGAACACCATCAACCTGATTCACGCTGAAGGCATCGTCCCACGGCTTGATGGAAATCTGTTCCATCTTCACCTTCAGGGCGCGAAGCAGTTCGCGCATCTTGCCTTCACCGAGCAGGTTGTAGAGGTCGCCCTTGGCCGCACGAAGCGACACGGCAAGCCCTCTGCCAATCTGGTCAACGGTGATGGTCGTCTGATAGTTCTGGGAAATCGTCTCGATGCCGACAGGGTCGTTCTCACCCATGACTTCGGCAGCCGAGAGATTGCCGACCTGCTGATAGATGCCGGTCAGCTTGGGGTCGCCACGAACCGTGGTCCACTGCGCGTATTCATTCGCCCAAGTGTCCCAGTTCTCCGTGAAATACTTGGAAAGTCCTGCAAGCATGAAGCTCGCAACATCGGTGGTAAGAGTCGTCGCCATATCATTACTCCTTTTCTGCTATCAAGCGGTCGTCAGCTTGATGTTCTGGATGCCGGTGACCTGAATGTTCACATACTGCGTGGACGGAACATCCTTGATGATTCCACGAATCGCGCCGAGCGTGAGCAGCGTACCCGCCGAGGACAGACCGGGCATCAGAGGACCATTGAGCGTCAGACCGACAGCCTTGCCGATGTCCGAGGAAGCCGCAGGAGTACCACTCGTGGAGAAGTTGGAACTCATGAGGCACTTCAGGACGTCGCCTTCCTGAATGGGGGTATACACGACATACTGCGTGGACTTCGCCGTGCAAGTGCCGTTCGGGAGACCCCTCAGGATACCGAAATGCTCGTACAGGAAACCGTCAATCTCGGTCGAGACGGTGGACAACAGGCTGACATAGCCGGACGAAAGCCCGACCATCTTGCTGTAGTCGGTCGTAGCGAATGCCGAACCGGGGTTCATCTTCATGTTCGGACGCGCCTTCACGGTATACTTCAGTTCATAACTCTTAGGCATTTCTTTACTCCTTTGCTTTTCGTTTGTAGGTTCTGTAGGAATCTGCGTCCCACTTCTGCCAAGGGAAAGCCGTCTGCATCATCTTCAGTTCGTCTCTCTCGGCTTCCGTAAGCGCGTTGCCTGTGGGTGCGGAGGGCTTGGATGTGGGCTGTGCCTTCAACGCCGCCGGTGATTTCGTCCGGTTCGCAATCTCCATCGCCCTTTGAGCGGGGTCGCGGACTCGGATATACGCCGTCTTCACATCGCAACCGGACTTGGCAATCTCCGCTCGAATCTCCTTCTCGTATGTCTTCGCGTCGTCGTAGAAGTCCGATTCAAGCACGAGGTCGTCCAGTTCTTCGGCTACCACATCGTGTTCGACCTTCTGCCGTGTCGCAAGTCGTGCGAAGTCCTTCGCAATCATCCTAGCGGCTTCTTCGTCGAATCCTGCTTTCGTGTACTTCGTTACAAGTTCTTCCTCTTCCTTCGGGACGGAAAGCGCTTCGAGTTCTGCAAGCCGTCGCTCCAGAGCCTTGCGCCTCTCCTTCTCGGAAAGGAACGTGTTCAGAGGTACGGTCCGTTCCTTCGGCTTGACCTCTTCGGGTTCGGCGGTTTCGACTACCTCGGTTGCATCTCCCTCGATAATCTCTTTCTCTTCGTCTTCAAACATGCTATACCTCGCGTTTTAGAACCGCCGTTCATAACCGGACTTGCGGAATCCGTTTCCGTGCCGTAGTCGGCAAGCCTCATATAACTACTGACTCACGCCAGTTAGTCGCTCCACGATCAAAGGTTTCGTCCATGTCTTCTTCGACTCTTCGTGCTTGAACTGTCTGTACAACTGCCGGAGGTCGTCCACGTCGTCCACCTTGGGAATGTCATCGAAGTAAACCCCCGCATCGATGGTCCCCTTCTCTCCGACGAAAATCCTTACAATCCCGTTCGTCAGCATGTATCTGACGTTCCCACCGTACCAAGCGTTCAGCTCCTTGATGTTCTCCCGCTTGAACCCCTTGACCGTCTGACTTGGGTACTTCTCCTGCGCATACTTGGTTCCGAAAGTAACAATCTTCATTTCACCCTCGCTAGTCCGTATAAAGCGTCGTACATCTCTGTCAGTTTGATAATCTCTTTTCCAAGTTCCGAATCCTTCACATACTCTGGTAAATCATGCCCCTGTGCCAAGTACTCGGAATAGGTGAGAGGGTTCTTCGTCGTTGTTCCACACGCCGTGCAAACCCCGACCATCTGGTTCAATTCGTTGTGCCCCCATAATGCCGCCCTTTCACAGTGTTCGCACATGGGGAGTTTCGTCAGAGGGTATCTGCCTTCGATCATCGTCATCCGATTCACCAAATCGTTCGTCATCACATGACGCTGATGGTTCCGTCCACCCGTGATGCACTTGTAGAGTTTGTTCACGCCCCTATAGACATCGGTCTTCAAACAGGTCTACCTCGTATCTGATTCAACTGCGCCAATGTCGGTCTGCCGTTCGGCGAAAGTCCGGTCGCGTCTGGATTCGGTAGATTGGCGGGAGTCCCCATCGGGTTCTCACCGCCCATGTTGGGAACCGGCATCGCCGGTGGAGCCTGTGCCGCAATCTCGTCCATTTCAAGCGGGAACCCAACGAAGTCCCGAAGGAACTTCCGGTACTCTTCCCAGCCCATGACAGGTCTCGGCATCCCCTGCTTGTCGGGAATCTGCATGGCGGATAGTTTGTTGGCGAGGTCTGCAAGGAAGGAAGGAGACTTGGGAAGCCCTGCGCCGATGCTGACCTTGATGTCCAGAGCAACGGACTTCGTTACATCCTTGCCCTTCTTCTGTAGAATCTGCATCTCCGGTGGTTCGTTTCCGTTCTCCATGTACATCTTCTTCACGGAGTCCTCGGTCGGGGTCATGACCGGAATCGCCTTCAAACGGTCGAAGTTGATGTCTCTGTACTCTGTCTTGTCGTCTTGGAGCCTCATGGACTTGACACCATCTCTGAACTGTAGGTCAAGCCCAAGGCAATACTCGATGGCATCTTCCAAAGCAGATTCGAGAATCTTCTGCTTCATGTTGGTTGCCTTACTGCCCTGTTGCTGCTGAATCGCGGCTTCAGTGGCGGAGGAAGCGTTCGCCCGCTGACCCATCATGAGGTTGGAATAACGGAGTACCCTCTGCACTTCCTCGTGGACTTGCGCGATTAGCCTCCACCACGCATCGTTCACCGCGCCCCACGGCACAATCTGGACAGGATTTCTATTGGCGGTGCCAATCACATCGGAGTTGTACGGCATCGGAGTGAACGAGTCCTTGTTCATTTCAGAAGGGTCGAGGTCGGTGTTGTCGTCCACCAAGATGAGGTTCGGTCTAGCCTGAACGCGAATCATGTCGTACAGATTGTTGAGCATGTCCTGTAGTTTGAGAATCAGTTCGGCATCGCCCATGCCATAGAACTTGCCCCTTCTAGGATAAAGGGTTCTGAAGATATAAGGGTATCTGTCGTGGACATGCGTGTAATAACTATTCGGCTTTTCATCGTTCTTCTTCTGGTTCTCTGTTCTGTCATCGCCCTTGAACGAATCATGAAGAAGCAATCCGCAATGCGCGAACTCCCTTAGTCTTAGCTTCCCTTCATCCTTCGTCCAATACTGAATCAGAGTCCATGACGTGTCGTCTTCTTCCCTGAAGAAATCGGACTTGAATATGAGTTCGGTTTCGTCAATCCGTCCGTACTGGATTGCGTCAGCCTTGTCCTCTCCCCACATTCTTTCCGCTTCGCCCCTTGACATGGAGATGTACTCGGCAACGAACTCCGCGTCCTGCGCTCTGCGATAGGAAGTCACCTTGGGGTCGATTACAATCCGGTCGATGTTGGGAGTGTCGATTCGCGGAATACCGAATCTATCGAAAGCGAATGGATCGTAGCAGACCTTGAGCGCGAACGTTCCAAGACCCAACAGACTTCTTCCCGCATCCATCGAGGTTCCGAACAAGTCCTCCTGATGCGCGATGTCCCATTCCAGATTGACCTTGGCATCTTCCGCGAACTCGTGGTCGTTCTTGCTCTGCCCGATGCAGGAAACGGAAATGTCCTGACTCGCCAACTCCCCCGCCTGTCCTTCGATGTTCGCAAGGATGATGTTGACCCGGGTGTTGGGTACGCCTTCCTTCTCCGGTTGCTTTCCGAGATACGCGGTTTCGAGTGTCGCCCACATCTCCTTCTCTTCATCGAGAAAGGTGGCGGCATCGTTGACACGCGCACGAATCCTACGCGATTCGTCAATCTCGTCATCCGTCATGAACTTTATGAAGTTGGATTCGGAGTAGGTCTTCTTGTCCATTCGACCCCCAACAAAAAGAGGACGCGAATAAATCCGCGCCCTCTGTGGAGTCTGTGGAGCATAGTTGTAGCAATCGGGGCATATCCCCTCAATTCAATTATATCATATTTGTCATACTGTCCACAAGGGGTGGACTATCGTGTGGATTCAAATGTCAACAGGAGCATGGCCTTGCACTTGCAAAGCCTTCTGACTACAATCTCGTCGTCTGCGGTGTACTCACTGGAGAGACGGATTGTAACACGACCACACTGGATGTCGAAGATTCGGGAGTTGCACACGGGGCATCTGCACTCCTTCATCTGCGCTTGTACAATCCTGTCGTGGACGTGTATTCCTCGTACTTCTTCTTCTTGTCTTCCTCTTCCTTGCTTGCCTTCAACTCGTCGAGTTTCTCGTTCGTTCTGTGTAGTTCGTAGAGAATGTCGGACAGAACAGCATGGATTGTTTTCAGAATCACTTTTCACCCCTCCTTAGAAGATACTCCATCATCGCTTCCGCTTCCTTCCAATCGTCTTCCGTGTCTATGTCTGAACTGCGACTCTTCGGCATTTCGATTTCGTATTCGTCGCCGTCAAGGATAATGCCCTTGTCGATGTTCTCGCGTGGGATTACAAAGATTGCTCCGTTCCTCTGGAAATGAGTTGACTTCGTTTTGTTGTCCACTGTTCCCTTGGTCTTGATTCGCATCAGATAGCCAGAAACAACACCGTGCTTGCCTTCCTTCTGCACGAACATGGCGATGCACTTCAGAATGTCTTCTGGTGAGCGATTGGGCGAAGTCGGCTGCAACAGCACTACACCATCATAATGCTTCGAGGTCATTCTTTCCACTTGCTCGATTGCGTCCTTGATGGTGTCGATAATCGGGGATTCGTCCGTCGCAAACTCGTTGGGACGGTCAATCAGCACACAGGAGAAGTTGTCTGGAAACCTACCGCAATCGTCCGTCGAGATGATTGTGTTGATTCCCGCCCATTCGTTGAGATTGACGAACTTCTCCACCGCGTCGGCATGGAGAAAGGAATGGAACCATAGAGCCTTTCCGCACATCGAGCGGAAGTTCTTGTCGGGAATACCTTTGGAACCTGTCCTGCATGGGATAAGAGTAAGCAGATTCATGCCTTGAACACCCCCTTGTTCTGATTGATGAGAGCGTGGAGTCCGTGCGCCATCCTATCAACCCTGCCTTCGTCAACGTCCTCGTCCTTGTCGATTCCCCATACATCATTGATGGCGTGGACGCATTCATGAAGAAACGCTTGCTCCTGCACATCGTTGCTGATGTCTGTTTCAACCGCAATCACATGGTTCTTGTAGTCGCAGTATCCCCACACCGGACCGTTGTTGATCGTGAGTCCCTTTACTTTCTTCACTTTATAAGTCGTGCCACCGATGTTGACCTTGGTTGGAATCTTCACTTGACCACCTCGCTCGGCATCACCCTTACTGTCTTTCCACCAATCGCCACCGCATAACTGTCTGGATGTAGTGTATCGTGAATCACTCTGACAACCATTCCTTCTTGAATCCTTCCCTTGTACCTGAACCTGATGTAGTCGCCTTCCTTCATTTCGCTCCTATTGTCGTTGCTTTTTCAACGATTTCGTGCTTGACATAAAGCGCGTTACGATGCTAAATGCCATATTGTGGACAGATAAAGCAGTATTACTATGTTATCTGGTGAAAATATGTATGTTTCCGCTGGGTAAGGATTCGAATCATGATTCGTAGAATCGTAGGTAGATAATCTACATTAACTTAATCGTGAATCCGTAATACACGTTATAGTAGACCAATCGCATGTTATTGTCGTTTATATTACGCATTATTCCCTATGTTTCGATGCAAGGATGTCGCATATCCTCTCGCATGAATGCCCATCCCCGAACTTCAATGAGCGTCCGCAATCGCCCTTAGCTAGTGCCTTCGAGATGGCTACTTCGATTTCTTTCTGGAGATTGTCAACCAGAACGACGTTGCCTCCGACTTCCCTTCCATACTGATGAGAACCCACGATAACCGCCCTCTTCCCTAGATAAGACGCTTCCTTGATGAAAGAAGAAGAGTTTCCGATACACAGGGAACTGCCCTTCATTAGGCAGAAGAACTCGGCATTAGGCAGATTCTTCACGAAATCCACGTTGTATTTGTGGACTTCCTTCATCATCGCCCTAGAACCGGCATCGATGTTCGCGTTCACCCACTTGATTCCGAACGCGCCGCATTCGTTCAGCACCGCACGAATGATTGGTGTGATTGATTCATGGGTTTCCGTGTCGGGGTGGTGTAGCACAAGGACATATGGATTGACTTTCTTGGGTTCGTTTGCGACATCCTCCCACCTCCGAAGCAGGTCGATTCCGGTAGAGCCTACATCCTCGATGATTGCCTTGGTGGGGAATGCGTGTATGAGGTTCTTCTTCGAGCGTGGAGTGACGGGGAAGTGATAGTCAGACAATGCGGAAATCGCCCACCTCACTTTCCCATCGATTGAACCGGACGCATCCCCTCCCTCCGTATGAGCAATAGGGATTCCCATGTACGCACATACATACGCCGCACCCAACTGCTCGTATCTGTCACCGTGGATGATTGCCAACGTGGGTTTCAGAAGGGCTAGAATGGCCTCCAGCTTCATTGCATACGCGGAGGTGGTGTTCGCCATGCTTGCGTTGTTGTCGCCGTCCATCAAAGCCTGAATGCGATAAGGCGTGTCAACCTCGTTGGTGTCCCATGCCGAACATCCAACGACGATGGATACTTCCATTCCTCTTTCGAGCATGGTTTCATACAACGCCTTCATTCTGCCTACGGTGGCGCGGTTGTTGGCGATGATGGCTATCATACGATTGCGTTCGTCATGTCGTGGTTGATTTCACTCAACGCGCCGTCTATCTGTGCGATGCTGAGTTCGGTGTTGGTCTTGGCTTTCAGAATGTTCTCCAACTCCTGCGAAAGCCTATTGCGCTTCTCCATCAGCATCTTCTGACGCTTCTTCTTGTAATGCCGTCCCGCGTTGTCCGTGTCGAAGCCGTAGTCCTTAGGGAAATGACACAGCTCCGAGGACTTCGGACGCGCAACCTTGATTCCCCTTGCCGC